GCAAGCAGGAGTGGTCTCCCACGCAAGCGCGGGTGTTCGCCACCATGCTCAACAAGGTCGTACCCGATCTCACTGCCGCCTTCGTACAGCACGAGCACAACATCCAAGACGCCCCAGAGAAGATGTCTCGCGCCCAGCTTGAAGCCATTGCCTCCGGCGTCGGCAGCATAATCGACGCTGAAGTACAGGATATTGTACAGGAGGAGGACGAATGAGCCTCACCCCACAGGACGCAGCCCGCCACTTGCTCAAGCTGAAGGCCGCAGAGGACGGGTTTCTTGGCTTCGTGCGCCTTCATTACCCTAACTGGAAGCTCCCAGACTTCCATTTGAAGATGATTGACGCGCTCGACTGCCTAGAAAAGAACACTCTCGACAGCCATCACGGCCTATCAGTCGCAGAAAAAGCCGCCACAGACCTCGTTCCGGTACGAAACTTACTCATAACCATGCCCCCACGGCACGGAAAGTCCACGTACGGCAGCGTAATCTTCCCTTCTTACTTCATGTCGAAGAAGCCGACGCGCTTTATGATGTCTACATCCTACAACTCGCAGCTCGCCACCGACTTCGGACGCCAAGTGCGCGACCTTTCCAACGAACCAACCACCGCGCAAATCTTTCCTGACTTCGAAATGTCTGCCGACAGCCGCGCCGTCGACCAGTGGCGCACAACCCAAGGCGGAGCCGCTTACTTCATCGGCGTCGGGGGTACGACCTCCGGTCGCGCAGCGAACCTCCTCCTATTCGATGACCCACTCAAGTCCCGCGAGGAAGCTGAGAGCGCCACCCAGCGCAACAAGGTGTGGAACTACTACGTATCCGCCCTCTCGACCCGCTTACAGCCTGACATAGACAACGTACCACCCGCCCAGATCATCATCCTGACCCGCTGGCACCCAGACGACCTTGCGGGTCGTCTTATGCAGACTGACGATTGGAAGGAGGGGCGCTGGAACCACATCAACTTCCCTGCCATCGACGAACGCCCCATACAGGGCGACACAGGCAAGGTGAACCGCAGCGACTTACCCAAGGATCACAGCCAATACCTAGCCCCTAAAGAGGTATCCAAGCTCTCCAAGGCCAAGCGGTACATTCGCAAGACAGAAACCACCGCTCTCTGGCCCGAACGCTTCTCGATAGAAGACCTAGAGCGCCGTCGCCGTTTAAACCCGCGCGAGTTCGCCAGCCTCTACCAGCAGTCGCCCTACATACAGGGCGGCAACATGATCCGCTCCCACTGGTGGCGCACGTACCCCGCCGACATGAAGCCGGAGCGCTTTTCCAGCCTCATCATCGCCGCCGACACTGCGTTCAAGGCGCGTCAGGACAGCGATTACTCCGTAATGATGACGATGGGCCTCGACACCACGGGTGACATCTACATTGTGGACGTGATCCGCGACCGTTTTGAGTTCCCCGAACTAAAGAGGCGCATGATCCAAGCCAATAACCAGTGGCGTGGGCGCGGATTGCGGGGCATTTACATCGAGGACAAGGCATCCGGCCAGTCTCTCATCCAAGAATTGCAGCGAGAGAGCGGCATATCCGTAGTTCCGTACAAGGTTTCATCGGATAAAGTCTCCCGCGTCACCTCAATACTACCACTCATAGAGGGTGGGCGCGTATTTTTACCTGACAATGCCCCTTGGATGGACGCCTTCCATGAGGAATGTCAGTCTTTCCCTTCGGGGAAGCACGACGACATGATCGACGCCCTCTCAATCGGCCTCGATGTCCTCGCCCGCACACCCACCACGGGTGAATACTACACTCCGTCTGCTTTTTCCTTGCCCAACTCTGGCGATAGCCTGTGGGACATGAAGTCTGATCTCAACAAAATGAGCGGCACATGGCGAGGTTGGGGTGAATAAGGACGACCGACCCAATCACGAGGAGGTAAAACTCGTTCCATGACATTAACAACGACAAATTACCGTGCGGATTACGTTCCTGACAACGATGGTATCGTTGTTGACCTGTCCGACCACGCTGACGCCCTTATGAATTATGAGGATATATCCTCACGTCTAAGTGTCGAGCAGGAACAGAAGCTCGTAGACTACGTGCGCTCTGCGATGCAGATGTCATACGACCGCGTTTCCAAGCGCTACGAGCATTGGAAGCAAGCTGACCGCGCCCACGACGTTTACGTACGCCCCGACGCTACGCAGTTTCGCGAGAAGGCCGTCATCGCCGACACCCGCGCCATATCGGATACGGTCCACACCTACCTGATGGCCGCCCTTACGGGCCGGAACCCAATGTTCCAGTTGGAGGGGCTCAACCGCAAATCGCGCAAGTCATCTCAAATAATTGAACGCCTACTACATCAACAGATGCGCCGCACGGCAGGGGAGGCTCGAATTGCCCAACACCTTCTGGACAGCATTCGGTACGGATACGCCCCCACAAAAGTTACGTGGGATGCTACAAACAAAACCAACAAGATCACCAACTTCGACCCGCGCCGCGTATTCCACGACCCGCGCGTCCAGTGGGGAGATTGGGAGCGGATGCAGTACATCATCTTTTCTGATTTCTCATCTTATGACGCTCTCCTCCAGACGGGCATGTACCCTAAACTCAAAGAGTATCCGGCGCTCCGCAACAAGTTCGCCGCTCCGACTGGTGGGTGGGACGGACATAAGTGGCATAAAGAAGCTGGACGAGGACTGAGCATTGACCCCGCAGAGCGCAACGCTCGCGGTGGCGGCTCTTTCTTTGCCTTGGGCGATAGCCGCGTCATAGATGAGAGCTGGATACGTCTAGCTGGATACGAGATTGGCGTCCCCCAAATCGAACAGTTGTGGATGTGCATCACAGTTCTCGACGAGAGCGTAATCATCCGCTGCCAACTGAACCCTTACGGCAGGCAGTTTCCTGTCGTGATCGGCGGTCTGTATCACGACGCGCATAAGACGTACTCCCAGTCGTTGTATGACATCTTACTCCCTCTACATGATGTCGCGACATGGCTGCTGCGCAGCCGCATCGACAACGTGCAGGCCGCCTTGACTAATTTAATGTTTGTTGACCCCACCCAGGTGGCAATCGGAGACCTCATAGATCGCAATGCACACGGAATTGTACGCACAATGCCTGGTGTTAAGCCTGGGGACGGCGTGTTTATCGCCAACGTACCGGACGTTACGCGCGGTCATTGGAACGATATTGAGGCAATGTCGGGTCTAAAGCAGCGCCTTTCCGCCGCTTCGGACGCTCAACAGGGTATGCCCACCGCAGAAGGCGGCGTACGCACAGCAACAGAGATACAGCGCCTAACCCAACTGGGTTCTCAGCGCCTCGGCGTACTCGCGCGTACAATCTCAGCCACATCCGTACGGCCAATGGCCCGCATGATGGTCGCGAACGTACAGGATTTCTTCTCTGCCGAGAGCTCCATACGCATCGGAGAGCAAGACAACGCTTCCTCGCTTCAGCCTATGATTAACGACGGCTATCTCGACTTCAAGCTGTCCGACATCCAAGGCGACATAGACTACCTCGTCGTGGACGGCACTCTTCCCCTTGAGCCAGCCCGCAACGCCGAGACTTGGATCACTATGCTCAAGACCCTCAACGAGACGGGCCTCGCGATGGAGTACAACTCTGGCAAGATCGTCGAAGAGGCTATCCGCGCTATGGGTGTGTCTGATCTCGACCAGTTCAAAATATCCAAAGAGCAGCAGGCAGAGGGTCCAACCAAGTCCACAAGAGATGATGATCGCAGAAAAAGCCCGTGGCGCATCCGTACAGCCGCAGCAACAGATCGAGAGTGAAGTCCAGAAGGGCAACCTAGTTCCAATGAGAGGTAACAGCCGATGACCAAGCCACACAGCAGCTTATTGGCCTCGCGGATCGAACCTCGACTTAGAGACTATATCGACGGGCGCATAAACGAGGAAATGAAGCCCTTACGGGACGACATAGCAGAGTGTCTCGTTGCATTGTCAAACAATAGAGCCGTCTCCGAGTTAAGTCTGGGTGAACAAGCTGCAAAGCTGAATGACATTGAAGCGTTACTCAGGTTGCCCAGCTACAAAATCGGAAAGCTCCTTGAGCTTGCGCAGAAGGATTAAGAATGGCACGTACGCGCGTCCCCTCGGACCAGCTTACCTTTAGAAGCTCGGCTACCGGGCTTCACATTCTCGACCAGTACCTTGAGGACTGCGAGAAGGGCGGTTTTTCTCTTCCTGTATTGCTCGACAATCTTTTTACGGCTTCTGGTGGTCTCAACCCCTCCGCCGTAGACTTTCGGGTGCAGCGCAATTCAGTCGGAGACCCGGTTTTTCAGTCTCGCTTTGGTCACTACACCGACGCAAGCGCAGGATGGTTCGATACAAACCAGAAATTTTTCCGTCAGAGGGGCTCTTTCTCAGGGGGCCAAGCGTACGAGCTACTCGACATGGTTCGTCAAGGCACCAAAGTCTTCGTCTGCACGGACCCTCACACCTCTACCGATATTCTCGACACCTTAAAGTTTACTGAATTTTTTGACGGTGCTGAAATCCTGTCAGAAATACAGGAATTTAAAACAACTTCCGAGCCGCGTTTAGACTTGCTTGAGGAAGCAGTCCTTCTCGGTATCAACGTCCTTTAGAAAGGGAAAAACGAATGAGTACGCAATCTCTTAAAGAACTTGTTGATGCTATCAAGGCACAGGGCAAGTCATTAGCAAGCGCAGTAGGGACCGAGGCGGCCTCATGCCGTGATTTGGTTTATCTATCCACAGCCGTAGAGCGGTTGTACGGGGCCGATGCCCTTCTGGCCCTTACAGACACAGCATCGCGTCCAGCGGAGATCATCACGGTTGCTGCTCCTGGCACTGCGGCGGTTACGATCACTGATGAGCAAGTTTCCAAGGATGTTATCGTCATCAAGGGCGATGCTGGCTCATACAGCGCTTCTGAGGTTTTAGTTACGTTGCCGAACAAAGGCTTCGCTGCTGTAATCGACAACCAGATGTCCATTACGGTTCGGCTTGCCACTGCGACACAATCGGGACTAACGCCCGCGTACATTGACGTAGCAGCGGGCACCCGCGCGTGGGTATATTGCGACGGCACCAAGGTAGCTTTAGTCATCGACGTGGCTGGCATTGTCGCCGCTGCCGCTTCTCCCATGACAACCGATGGAGATATTTACGTACAAGCATCAGGTGCAAACGCACGCCTCCCAGTGGGCAACAACTCAGAATACCTTGTGGTCGATAACGGCGCTCCAACATGGAAGCGTTCCGGCTTCCGCCCACACACTCGCGTTGCCTCTATGTCCAACCACTATGTTGGTCGCAACCCCGACTACTCTTGGAATAAGGGCGGCGAATACACAGAGGCAGACGGCACTAAGAACGCAACGCCGACTACCATTTCAACAGTCCCTACTCATCGTCTCGGTAACTACATCGAGGACGCCACCACGTTCCCGCATTGCGCCAACAAAGGCACATGGGACTTGGATCAAGAGCCTATGAACGCATACCGTGGGGCAGCCGTTGTAACAGAAGACGGCGGCTTTATGATCTGGGGCTCGCCTAGCAGTGGGCGTACTGGCTCCATCAATGCGCGAATGCGCACACCGTATCGTCCGGGTCTGTATAACAACACGACAGGCGGCATCACTCACGCAGACCTAACTAACTTCAAGGTCAAGCAAGTCGTAATGATGTACGACACGTCTTACGTCGTAACAACTGATGGCGAAGTCTACGCTACTGGCTACAACTCAACAGGCCAACTCGGTGACGGCAGCACCTCGGCCCGTCCGTTCTTCCGTAAGATTGTTTTCCCCGGAAGCGCAGGGCCAGTTCGCTACATGCAAACCAGCCAGCACGACGCTGAGAACGGCACCTCTGCCGCCTACGCCCTTATGGAAGACGGAGACGTTTATTCTTGGGGCCAAAATGCTTACGGACAGCTTGGCGTAGGGGATATAACAAACCGACTTACCCCTACTAAGATTGGCGCTTTCGATCAGAACGTGCGGATGATCCAAGGCGGTGGCCGGACAATGGGTGCCTTAACAGTTGACCACAAAATCTTTATGTGGGGCGATAACCCACGAGGCCAAGTCGGCACTGGTACTATTATTGACGTGACCACTCCGACAGAGATCGACATTGGCGGCGACTGCGCCAAGCTGGTTCTGACTGGTCAAGGCGATGGCTGTACTGTTCATGCTATCCGCGCTGATGGCCGCCTTTATGGCTGGGGCGAAAACGCCTACGGACAAGTCGGTGACAACTCCACGACTGACCGCTCTAGCCCAACACTCGTTTCCAACATTGGCCTAAGTGTAGGTCTTGAGGTCATGGATGTGTGGAACGCTGGTAGCGAATTTGGTCATTCCTATGCGCTCACAACCAACGGCAACGTCTATTCGTGGGGCCACAACACTGTGGGCAATCTGGGTGTAGGTGACTTAAATGACAAATCATCTCCAACCTTAAACAGCAACGTCACATGGCCTTCGATGATTATGGGGGTCGGCAAGAGTAACTCTGGTACCTACCTGTACCAATCTACAATGTTTATGACGCACTCCAGTCTGGCAGACCGCATCGCCCGTCAAAACGGCATTGTCTACACATGCGGCCATGCTGGTGAAAAGCTGGGTCGCCCGCACTCTGGCAACCAAAACGTACCATACCCAGTCGGCATAGCCCCGCCAATGCAGGGTAAGATGCAGTGGTGTACCTACAGTGGCTATCACACAGGCACTACGCTTGAGACATTCTGCATGGCTCTTGACGAAGAGGGCATCATGCACATGTGGGGTTTCGGCGCTGAGAAGTCAGCGGGTCGCGACTACGACGGAAGCGACACTACCCCTTGGCAACCTATGATCTTGTAAGGAAAGAAACATGGCTATTTTTGCATACGCATCAACACCAAATGAAGACCACTGGCTGCCACAAGATGATGTTATTTCGTTGGGCTACTGCACGCCCAACGACAAGCACTACTTCTTTGTGGCGGACGACGTGACGTTAGGCGACCAGCCCAGCGTTATCTCAATGGCCGAAGTCACCGACGAGGACGAGCTTGCGCTGATGGTCGAGCATTGCCCTATGTTCTGGGGCAATGAGGACTTGCAGACAGAAGTAGGTCTGTAGCCAATGGACACTGGCCACATATTCGACGGGAGGCCGTCTGAGCAAAAGGAGCGCCGCAAGTCGGGCTACTATTGTCTCAGGCGGCTTTCATTCGTGCGAAAGGCTGGCCTAGACAGGGACAACAACACTAGCATGGGCGGGGGTTCCGCGTGGGATGTGACTGCCAAACAGTTTGAGGGCTGGCGACTGAACTACACACCAGTCGCGGGCGATAGCTTGATCCGCGTCACATGCGGCGGGTATATCAGCTCTCCGTCCGTTTGGATGGACTTAGCTGTCGGTTCCAAAGAAAGCTACTCTATCTACGTTTCTGGCTCCTCTCGGAGCGATCAGTGGTCTTGGGACGTTCCGTCTTGGGGCGCTGGGGTAACTGAGCGCCTTGCGATCCAGTGCGGCGGCGGCGGCGGCCTAGATCAAGGAAGTGAGCAATCCGTTTCTAACGTCGGATTTATCAGCAACCGCCTTCGTACTTTCATGGTTGAAGAGTGGGAGAACACGGAGCCGGGGCAGCCTGCAATAATCGAGTGGGATAAGGACAATATTGATTTCTGATGGCACAGTCGCTTTATGAATTAAACTCACTTCCCAACAATAACAGCACCCGCACGCCGGGTGTTTTGTTGCGTCGTGTTTCATTACTTCATCGCGAAAGACGCCCTGACATCGCCCCAATATCCAATGCTTACGGCAACCCGCTGGACGGCAACGCCACTATCCCCGATGGCGCTTACTGCAACTACACCCCCGCTTCTGACGACAGCCTTATCAAGTTATCCGTCAGCCTTTATTGCTACCGTGGAAACTCCAATTTTATTGGGACATACACCGAAAACAACTCCATTCAGTTCAACTTCGTTTGGCAAATAGGCGGCGATTTCACAGGCCGAGGCGACTACTTCGGCGCGGCTGTAAACCCTTACTTCACCTTCAAAACTGAAGTGCCTTCATGGGGCGCAGGCCAAACCAGAAAGGTTGCGCTCCGTATGACCAACAACAACGGGTCGGGTATTTACCGTTGCAACATAAGTTATAACCAGACCTCAAGCCCCTCGCAGCAAGGTCAGTTAAACACTAGCCACCCCAAAATGGTCATAGAAGAGTTCTCCCCAACCGAGCCGCTTTCCCCTGCAATCGAGGTTTGGGAACATTCCAAGTTGGATTTTTAAATGGCTAAAAAACCGATCAGCAAGAAGTCTATGCCGTGCAACAAGCCACGGCGTACGCCTTCTCACAAGACCAAATCGCACGTCGTAAAGGCGTGTGCCAAAGGTCAGGAGAAAGTTATTCGCTTCGGTCAGCAGGGTGTTAAGGGCGCGGGTAAGAAGCCTACTACCGCTGCCGAAAAGGCACGCAAGAAATCGTTCAAAGCTCGCCACGCAGACAATATCAAAATCGGAAAGCTCTCCGCTGCGTACTGGGCAGATAAGGTGAAGTGGTAATGGGCCTATACGCGAACATGAACGCTCGAAAAAAGTCTAAGACCTCTCGCTCCAAAGCAAAGTCTACTGTCACCCCGAAGGCTTATTCAGCGATGAAGAATAACTTTGGAAAACCTAAGCCAAAGAAAAGGAAAGCCTAATGGCCAAGAACCCACTCGTTAAAAAATCTTGTCAGCCAGTCACCGCTGGTAAACCGATAATGAAGAGCGGCAAGAAAAAATAAGAGAGCCTCAACATGACGATCAAAAGCAATATTAAAGACCTCATATCTCTCTCCGAAAGTTCAGGCTGGGAAATTCTCCATAAGACTATGGAGGCTGAAATTCTCCAGCTTGCTCTTAATATGGCTCGCAGCTCAGAGATGACGCAGCAGCACATGGACTTTCAGAGGGGTGCAATTTTCGCAGCCGAGCAAATGCTCAGTATGCCAACTAAGCTCATCAACAAACTTGAAGGTGAACTTTCACTAGAAGACGCGACGAGCTGCCAAGGCCGAGAATAAGGTCACCCTCCCAATGTCCCTGCACCGCCCTGTCATCAATTTTAGCCGGACGGTCGCTGACCATTAACGCATCTGAGAGGAAGGACTTACTCGGTTTCGAGCTCGTTCTCGGGGCAGGCGCAGTGCCCGTCAAGAGCGAAGGCAGGCTGAAAGTTCCCGCTTCAGGGCTCCGCGACCTTGGATATAGAGTGCCTGATAGATGGCTTCATGACTGATGCGCATGGTCGGATCCTCGGGAAAGTCCACCTTCAGGCGCTGCGCGATCTGTTCCGGGCTCCAAGACAAGGACCACCGTCGGCTTTGTCGATGCACAGCCCGCCGTTTTTTCCATACCACGATTGGCCCACCAAAAGCGACGCCTTTTGGCGTGGTTATTAGACCTGCGAGCCGATCCTGCACATAGTCGTGTAAGCTTGAATTGCTCGTCAGTTTGCTGACCTTTGGCCGCCGGGCGGCACGATCTGCATGCCACTGCGCTGTCAGAGCACGATAATCAAAGTCTACGCTTCGGGTCGCCGAATTACGCCTGATCTCGCGTGAGATCGTACTGGGCGACTGCCCAAGCTTGCGAGCGGTTAAACTGCCCCTTGTTTGCCGGAGGCTCCAAAGTAAGTATGGATGGAGCCTATGGAAAAAAGTAACAGAGCAAACAGGTTTTCGACCGAGGTGCGCGCTCGCGCGGTTCGGATGATTTTTGAACATGAACACG